TGGAGACCTCGCGAGTTCTTAACGCGCTTCTGGCCTTTATTGTTGCTGCACCGGGCAGTCGGACACGCCAAACCTCGTTTGGTAGCCGACTACCCCCCTCGATTTCTCGGGGACAGCGGTCTTCTCTGACGTTTTACGTCGAGAGATGCGCACGTGCGTGTGAGAGCAAATGTGGCTCCACGCGTGCACTTAAAATCGGAGTTGTAAGGGCAATTGTTGCGACTTACGCCTCCGTGGCTTCCAAGCCGATAACATCGACTAATGTAGGATTTATAATCCGACATTGGAAGAAACTTCTTAAGTTTCTTTCTGGGCGCCTCCAAGCCATGGATACCATGACGGGGGCTTTGCGGGTAGTAAAAACTCTTAAGAAGAGTGCTTTCTACCTCCGAAAGGCTGCTGTTGAAGGCAGCGCCTTTCCCCGAGACCACGCGGGCCAGGTTATACCTGGTCCGTGGGGCACGGAAAGTAGGAATGATGCATTCCAGCTTTCTATGATCGGGAGGGCCTTGCCAAGACCGCCCGAACATGTGGTTGAGAACGCTGTCAAGGACACCGTGCTCCGCCTGACCACTCCAAAGGAACCTTGGGGTGGTACAATTGCCTCCGTTCGCAAGTTTTGCAAACGGTTTGGGCTGAAGCCGTGCAAGGTAAAACCTGTACGACCTCGCTTCACGTCCCGGTCATCCTGTGCGGGTTATACCCGTAAGGACGGTGGGAGAGGTGAAGCACTTAAGGACTTCCTTTCGGAGAGCCCAGACATGGAATTGTCTGGACCCCCACCCATGGATTCAGTGGTACACTGGGTCGATGGGAATCTGGCCTCCCTTGGAGCATTGCTCCAAGAAGAGGACTTCGACGAGAACAGCGAAACTGTTGCTCTTGCCGAGCTCGGACTTAAGACAAGAATTGTCTCTCGCTCCGATCCGGTGCGGATTCATCAAAGTGAATCGTACCGGAGGCAGTTGTTTAAGCTTCTTAAACGCTTGCCATGTTGCCGTGAACCCCTGTTAGGGGACCCACGACATCTGCCCTTCCGACGGTTGCCGTCTGAGGACAGGTTTGTCTGTTCAGCGGATCTTTCCGCTGCAACTGACTGGCTTAACCACGACACGATCACAGCTTTCTGTGAGGTCTTGAACGTTCCGTTCAACATGGTCACTGGTGGCACAATCAATGATTGTGAGCTCACCACGGGTACCCTTATGGGTATTCCGTGTAGCTGGCCAATCCTCTCGCTCGTGCATGCATGGGCGGTGTGGGCAGCGGGAATCCCGCTGAGTTCATTC